AACAGCAGGAACAATCGCAGGATTGGGATTAGTTGTTGATCCAAACTTTGACACCGGTACAGGCGTTAAAGGCGTAGTTTATTCAAGTGACGCTGCAACCATGTACAAGTCAAGCGCATTCCAACTTCTGTTACTTTCGATGTCCCTGATAACATTGTTATTGATCACCTCGATCATAATCGAGAGCTACTTTATAAACAGGAAATAAGCTTCAAGGGTGCGGATGATATGCTTCATTTCGCCTTGGCTAAGCTTGACTTCAAACCTGATTTAGTCATCCTAGACAGTGCCGGTCACATGGGATTTCAGGAGTTCAAATATCTGATGGATAGGGTTGAACCTGGCTTTTATCTGGCCTTGGATGATACCAACCATGTCAAGCATTACCAGACCTGCAAGAGCTTGGAGACGGTTGATTGCGAGCTGATATTCCAAACCGAGCAGGGCTTTGGCAGTCGAATCTATTACATTAAATGAGGTACGCCTTTACAATAATCTATAACGGCAAGCACCATCTGCTGCACAAGGAATTTGCCGAGCGGATGGTTTCAATGTTTGACAAGTGGGTCATCGTTGAGGGTTTTAGCCGTAACGGAGGGTCCACGGCTTGGTGTACTTCGATACGACCTTTATCGCAATCAACCGATGGAACGATTGAGACTTGTCAAAATTTGGCAAGTCAAAATCCGACAAAAGTATTATTCGCCACATCGCAGACGGGGTGGTCAAGCAAGGATGAGCAGGTCAACAAGGCAATCGAACTGCTCCAGGGCAGTGAACCAGGTTGGCTTTGGCAGGTCGATGCCGATGAGCATTGGACTGTCGAGGACTTGGAGGGGGCTGAAACTATGCTTCAAAAGGACATTAAATTGGCTGGAGGTTTCCAATTCTATCACTATCTTTGTAAGGATGTAGATGGGAGACAACTGGTGGGGAAAGGCGCATGGGGAGACAACATACATACCCGATTGTGGTGGTGGCAAGGGCAGAAGTTTATCAGCCACGAACCGCCCAAGATGGTAGGCCAAGATGGAGTTCGACTGCTGCCTCAGAAGTATCACCACTACGCATATTATTTTGAGCAGGATGTTGAATTTAAATCAAAATACTACAGAGGATATAGGCAGGTGCTATCTAATTGGAGGGCCTTACAAAAGCGTAGATTTGATTACCCAATACCTGCCAAAACATTGCTGGGAAGCTCCACCACGATTGACCTTAATAACTCCTATATAACTACACTATGAAAGCATGTTCATCCTGCGGAGGAAGCAAACCTAGGACTAGGCCAAAACCGCCCGCCAAACCAAAAAACTGATGTTAACTCCTGAGCAGATTTCGTATTTGGTCGATTCAATCACATCGATCCGCAACAAAGGCAATAAGTCCAAGGGCATCACATTGATGCAACAATCTCAGGACAATTACCTGCCTGACTATTACAACGGTTACAAGCTATCGGTTAAGTGGCTTGACCAGATACGAACTCATGCTCAGAAAGGGGTTTTCCCTTACGAGCTGTTTGAAAAGACGGCTCCGAACCAAACGCCTAAGGAGGCCGAATACGTTAGGGCCAACTACAAGCAGACCACGCTTCAGGTCTTTAAGGACATGGTCGATACTTATGGCCGTGCCTACCATGAGAACAACTGGTCGATTAGCTACACGCCTGATGCTGACCAATACGTCAACACCGATACTACCTTGGCCCGTTACCTTGATTCCGAATTTCCTGAATACGGTAGCTTGGATAACTTCGTTTTCATGTTCCTGCCTCCACTAAAGCTGATGGATGCAATGGGAGTGGTGGCTGTTATGCCGTATGAATTGGACACGGTTGAGATTGATGGCGAAGAGGTGCTTAACCCCGATGAGCTGGTTGAGCCATACACTAAGTTTTACCATACTACTAGGGTTCTGGCTTTTGATGAAGAGTATGCAGTCATCGAGAGTGAGGAGCGCAGTGAGGTTGAATACAATAATAAGATGGTCATGGAGGGGGCGGTATTCCTAATATTCGATGACCAGTGGATATATAAGGCAATCCAAATAGGCAAGAAAGTGGACAACCAATTCGAGGTAATCGAATGGTTCAATCATGCCACAGGTATGCTACCAGTCAAGCGAGTCGATGGCATCAGCATTCAGATTGACGAGACGATGATGCAGCAGTCTCCGTTCCTTTATGCTACGGACATACTTGATGAGGTGCTGTTGGATTCAGCTTTGCTGCGTGGAATCAAGCCGACCTGCACCTATCCATACCGGGTGATGATTGGTGACCCTTGCCAGTTCCAAATCAGGATTGATGGTGAGAACCTGACCTGCGATGGCGGTTTCCATTACAGGCATGACGGCACCAAGACGCTCTGCCCTGATTGTAATGGCACGGGCATGAAAGACCGAATTAGTCCTTATGGAACGCTTCTAATCAAACCGCAGACATCGACCACGGCAGGTGATAACATCAGCCCAGATTCGGCCATATTCTACGCTGCCCCATCGACTGAAACGCCTCGATTCCTGCGTGAGGAAATAGCTCATAACATGAACGCTGCTTATGAGATTCTGCATCTTAAAAAGACCAATAACAAGGTACAAGGAGGCGAGGGTATCACGGCAACCGAGGCGGCCAGTGATCAAAAGGCATTGATTGCCGGTATCAAGCAGAACTGCATGCAGCTGTTCGACATGTATGAGTGGTGTATCGATATGATTGGCCTGATGCGTTACGGCGAGAACTACCGTAAGCCAGTGATTAAGCGACCTGTGAATTATGACTTCTACCTTGAGTCGGATTACTTGGCTCAGATTAACGAAGCCATCGCAGCCAAACAGCCGCCGTTTGTGATTCAGTCAATCATCTATAAATACTTGCAAACGCTTTATTATCCTGATGTCCAAGGTCAGCAGATATTCAACCTGATCAGTCAAGCCGACCGATTGCTCACCATGACGTTGGATGAGATTAACCTGAAGCTATCAAAAGGATTGGTAGATAAATGGGAGGTCGTTCTGCATGACTCGGCCATAAACCTGGTTAATCAGTTGATGATGGAGAACCCTGCATTCTTTGAGCAGGACTTCGACACCCAGCTTCAGCAGTTGGTAGCCAAGGCCAAGGAGATATCGGGTGCCATTGCCTTGACCACACCTAGCGGATTCAACGCTCAGAACCTAGTCAGTAACATCGTAGCAGGCATATAATGGCAACACTGAGTGAGCTGATAGCTGAGAAAACACGGCGGCTCACAACCGTTCCCGATGCTTATTTGACCGATGTTGAAAGGGCGCAGAAACGTCTTTTTCCTCAAATCGTTGACATACTTAGGCAGCTCTCGGTCGATTCGGCTGGAAACATTATTCTAAACGCAGCTAACCTGACCTTGGCATCCGATGTAAAGGCATTGGTTCAGGACATATTAAGTCAGTCGGAATACATCACGGCGGTTCGGGAGTTCGCCTCGCAGATGACTGAGCAAGGCAAGGTCAGCAATGAGCTATTCGCCAAGGCATTTGATGGCTTTACACCGCGACCGATTGCCGAGGCATTGCTAAAAACTACGCAGCGTAACGCAGTTGATTTGATGGTCAACGCAATAGGTAACCAACGATTTGCCGATGTGGTGCGTGAGAACATCGAAACGGCCATCAGTTCCAACGCAGGATTTACCGAAACAGTAAGGCAGCTTCAGACGATTGTCACTGGAGATGAAGAGGTTGATGGGAAGCTACTTCAGTATAACAAGCAAATTGCCCACGATACCTTTGCAATAGCAGATAGGAACTACACCAGTGCTGTCAGTGAGGAATTGGAAGCGGAGTGGTTCTTTTATTCGGGAAGTGAAATCGAAACTACTAGGCAGTTCTGTGAATCGAGGCATAACCAATACTTTTACTATAAGGAGATAGAGGATTGGCCAACTTCTGACTACAATGGCGGCGGTGTAAGAGCAGGACAATGGGCGGGCCAAATACCTGGCACCAATTCAAGCACCATTTATTCCTATGCAGGTGGTTACAACTGCCGTCATTCAATCATACCCGTATCTATTCGCAGGGTGCCAGAATCAAAGATTAGAGAGGCGATTACAAAGTGGGGTTTTGAACCCACTGAAACAGAAGCCGAACTACTAGGGCTATAAATCCTTATTCCTAGTTCTGTATAAATCAAAGGCAATCAGCAGCAGACAACCGATAAATAAAGCTAGATTCATGGTATTGTCTTAAAAATAAGATACCAAAATACTAGCAATAAACCCGAAACAATCAGCCAAAATACCTTGATTTCCTTATTATTGTCCTCCATTAAAAGCTACTTTTAGGCAATTATAAACATAAATTTATAACATTTTAGGTTATTTTTGCAATATGGACCACTTAAAGAAAGCAATGAGCATGAAGACTGGCAGGGTTGCCATGCTTCCGCCTCAGATCTACAACAACCCTTTACGGATGGCATCGGGCCAATGGGTGCTGATTGAACAGCCCCAGGTCGATATCAAGCAGGTTGATGAGAATACATTCGTAATAGTTCAAAACAATACAACGGCACCGGCTGAGTCGTTCCTTGATACCTTTACATCGGAAGAACCGACCGCCGAAGCACCAAAGAAAAAAGGTCGTAAACCAAAATCAACAAATAATGATAGACCTGAAGCAGCTGAATGAGTTTGCTGGAATCGAAGCCGAGAACTTCGACCAGTTTAAAGAGCAATTCCAACAGAAGTTCGTATTAAAAGAAAACGTAGTCAAAGACCCTGACCTCACTAGCCAAATCACTGGCAAGGTGATGGGGTCACAAATGACCAAGATTCGCCAAATGTTTAAGGAGGAGGGCGTTGAGTTCAGCGATGAGGAGACCAAAACCATAAAGAAAAACGAGGAGCTATTCAACCTTGGTTTGTCCAAGGTCAAAGGCAACCTATTAAACCAAATAGAAGATGTCAAAAAATCCGCTTCGGTCGGGTCAGATCAACGGCTTCAGGAATACGAGGCTAAAATCGCCAAGATTGAAAAAGAAAAAAACGATATTAAGTCAGCTTGGAAAAGCACTGGCGAAGAATTCGAAAAGTATAAGCTCGAAGTAAGCAATACCATTAAGCAAAAGGAAATTGACTTTAGGTTATCTAAGGCCAAGGAATCGCTAAAGCTCCGTTCCAAGATTAACGAGGCCGAGCGTGCAGGGTTTGAAGCCATCCTTAAGAACCGCCTAAAGTTCGATTTGGATGATAGCGGTCAGCTTGTAACCATGAACTCTAATGGCGAGCGCATTAAGTCTAAGGTCAAGGCAGGCGACTTTATGCCAGCCGATGAGGCCATCCAAGAGATAGTGAACGAGCTTGGATTGGGTGAGACCAACCCACATGCCGGCAAACCTGCCCCTCAAGCCCCTGCCATGTTTGGCATGAACAACCGCACCCCACGACCAATGCCATCGGCTCAACCTCCTGCCATGGCTTCGGGCAAGCGCATCCATCCTCGCGCAACAAAATAAAGCTGTTTGTTTGTCTTGTTCAAAAGGCCGCTGATTATCGCGGCTTTTTTTGTATATTTGCAATCGGTGCGTGCCACTGCAATAGTGTGGATTCTTTGTGCAGCCACTGCAATACCAGGGCA